ACTCTTCCTTTTCTGTTTTCACCATCAAACGAATCGAAAAGTTATGACCCAGCCTGACTTAGTCCTGATTAAGCCTGAGACGGACGCGATCGGACTCAATCGGTTCGAATCGGAAATTCCCACGCATTCACGGAGCCTTATTGGCTCTCCAACCCCTAGAATCAGCTCGAAACTCAATGATTTACCGTCTAAGGGTCAGGAAGTTATCGACTTCGCGGCTAAGTGCGGACTCAAGCTCCTGCCCTGGCAAGAATTCTGCCTAATCAATGCGCTTAAAGTTAAACCCGATGGACGGCACGCGTCGCCACTAGTCTCAATCGTAGCCGCTCGCCAGAATGGAAAGTCTACGATTATGATCGCGCTAATCCTGACTCGGCTTTTCTTATGGAAAGAGCCGCTTCAGTTAGGCTCGGCTCACGTACTCACGACTTCGCTAGAGACTTTTCGGCATATTGTCTCGATAATTGACGGTAACGATTCCCTTAAAAAACAAGTTAAAAAGATTCGCTGGGCGCACGGCTCCGAAGAAATCGAAACGGTCGACGGTTGCCGCTATGTAGTAAAAGCGGCGAACGCGGCGGCTCGCGGATTCGCTAAACCTGAAACCGTGTATATGGACGAAACCCGACAGCTTAAAGATACCGAAGCCTGGTCGGCTTTACGATATACCCAGATGGCGGCAGATAATCCTCAGCTCTGGACGTTTTCAAATGCTGGCGACCAGCATTCGTTAATTCTCAATCAGCTACGCGATCGCGGAATGGCAAGCGCGGCTGGAGCGGACGACGATATAGCTTACTTTGAATGGTCAGCGCCGAATGACAAGATTATGGACGAAGCGAATTGGGTCGCAAGTAATCCAGCTCTGGGCTGGACAATTCACGAAGATAACATTCGCGCCGTTCTTAATGATCCGCCAGATGTAGTAATGACCGAAGTGTTATGCCGCTGGGTTAACACAATTAGCGCGGCGATACCTGCAAAAGAGTGGGAAGAATGCGGCGTAGACAATGTTGAACTAGACCCAGATAAATTAACCTGGCTAGCTATTGACTTATCTCCAGATAGACGCGATGGCGCTCTGGTAGGCGCGCAAAAGAACGCCGACGATACTTTTAATATAAAGCTTCTTCATACTTGGCATAATCCAATTTCGCTAGATGATAGAGCGGTCGCCAATGAAATCGCGCCTTATGCCAGGAAGTATCCGACGGAATATGTGGCATTCTCAAAGCGCACAGCTTCGGCGGTTGTTGGTCGATTACAACCCGCTGGAATTCCCGTTATTGATATTGACGGAGCCGTCTACGGTCAAGCGTGCGATGAACTTCTCTCGGCAATTACAAGCCAGAGACTTCGGCACGGTCGCCAGGAAGAATTTACTAAACAGATTCTTTCAGCCGTTGCTTTACCGCGTGGAGATGGCGGGTGGGTAATTGGTCGCCGTGCTTCTAGCGCCATTGTCTGCGCTTGTGTGGCGGCGGCTTTAGCTACACACTTTGCGACTCGCCCAGAGACGGAGATAGACATTCTAGTCGGTTAAGTGTAAAGGTTTACCTTAGACTTACGGCTATGGGAATTCTTGACGTATTCACGGGCGGAAAAAAAGCCGCGCCAGAAGTTAATACTTTTGACGTCGCCGCTTCACTCGCTCCAGTTAATACAACTAATCAATTATTTAATTTCTTCGGCGGTGGCATTACAGCCACTAGAGCCGAAGCTATGTCGATTCCAACTATCGCACGCGCGCGCGGAATTATTACTTCAAGCGTCGCCGCTATCGAATTAGTCGTAAGAGATAAAAATACCGATATGGAAATTGACGCGCCACGCGTTATCAATCAGCCCGATCCGCGAATTCCAGGAAGCGCATTTTATTCTTGGCTCGCAGAAGATTTATTATTTTACGGTAACGGTTATGCCAGGATTTCCGATTTATATCAAGATACGTATCGCGTTAGATCGATGGAAAGAATTTCGCCAGAACGTGTTGGCGTTAAAACTAATGCGCTAGGTACAGAAATTGAGTATTACACAGTAGACGCTTACGAAGTTCCAACTCAAGGCGTAGGAAGTCTTGTAGTTTTTTACGGTAACGATGAAGGATTACTTCGCAGAGCTGGTCGCACGTTACGCGCTGGCGCAGAATTAGAACGTGCCGCGGCGATGTATGCGGCTGAGCCAGTTCCGACTATGGTTCTTAAATCTAACGGCACTTCATTACCTGCCGACCGTATCGCTAAACTTTTAGAATCGTGGGGAAGTGCTAGACGCAATCGCGGAACAGCATTCTTAAACGCCGATGTAACGTTAGAGACTTTAGGATTTGATCCAGAGAAGTTACAGCTAAACCAAGCGCGAAGTTATGTAGCGACAGAATTAGCGCGCGCCATAGGTATTCCAGCTTATTACGTTGACGCGGAATCTGGTTCAAGTATGACCTACTCCAACGCTTCAACCGCGAGGCAAAGTCTCGTCGATTTCTCTTTGCTCCCAATGATGAAAAGTATAGAATCAAGATTATCAATGTCGGACTTTGTTCCCGTATCGCAGGAAGTCAAATTTAATTTAGACGAATACTTACGAGGATCAGCTTTAGAACGCGCACAAATTTATGATATTTACAATCGACTCGGCGTACTTAGCGCCGATGAAATCCGAAGAATGGAAGATATGATCCGATGAATAAAATAAAAGATAATCCAATGAATATCGATTTCTCTATTAAAGTTATTGCGACCGATTTTCCAAAACGGGAAATTTCTGGTCGTATTGTTAGCTGGAACGAAGCTGGCGTAACAAGTGCTGGCGAAACTGTATTTACTCCAGGCTCTATTACTTTCGGCGATAACACAAAATTATTATTAGAGCATAATCGTACTTCGCCTATTGGTTTTCTTAAATCTTATTCAGTAAATAATCAAGGTGTGGACGCGGTGTTTTCGGTGCTTCCAACTAACGCTGGTAATGATTCACTCATCGAAGCGTCGTCGGGTGCGAGAGATGGATTCTCCGTAGGAGTTACCGCCGACAAATATGAGCATATAAAAGGCGTTCTTACGATAACCGCGTCCACCTTACGCGAAGTCTCTTTAGTAACTGATCCAGCAATCGCCAGCGCAAAAGTCTCAGTCGCAGCGAATCTCGAAGATAATTCCGTTCCACTTATTAAAGAGGAACTGGATAAACCAACAACAACCAAACCAGAAGGAGACGAAGTGGAAACCACTCCGACCGTTCCAGAAGCTTCCGCCGAAACGGTTGAAGCCGCTTCACAGAATGTCCAGGCGTCAACTCGCCCAGTATTCTTTACTAAACCACGTTCGCCAATTAATTCACAAGCGACTTATTTAGAACACACAATCCGCGCAAGCATTCGCCCTAATTCCGATTCAGCGCTATGGGTTCGCGCCGCTGACGATTCAATGGCTACTGAAGTCGGATTTAATCCAACACGTCAATTAACCGAAGTAATCAACGGTTTAACTAATTACACTCGAAGCAATATCGACGCGATTCGCACTTTCGCACTTCCTGACGCTGGAATGAGTTTTGAAATTCCTAAAATTACAGCGGTTCCAACTGTTGCGGCAACTGCCGAAGAAGCTGCTCCTAGCGAAACTGCTACTACTGCTTCCTACATTACTGGCACAGTCTCAAAGTACGCTGGACAAAATACGCTAAGCGTAGAATTAATAGACAGGTCATCTCCAGCATTCTTTGAAGAACTACTTCGCTTAATGGCTGGCGCTTATGCTAAAGCAACCGACGCAGCAGTAAACGCTGGTTTAATAACTGCCGCCGCACTTGACGCGACTACTCTTACGACCTATCCAACAGCTTCCGAGCTTCTAGGATTCGTCTCACGTGGAGCCGCCGCGGTCTACGCTGGAACTCAAGGATTCGCTAAAAATATAATTGCGAATACTTCCCAATGGGCTAATTTAATGACACTAAATGTTAGCGGCGCTCCGTTGTATAACGTAGCCGCTGGACAAACGAATACAACTGGCGGCGTAGCAACTCCGTCATCTATTCGCGGAATCGTTGCAGGTTTAGACTTGTATGTAACCGCTAACACAGCTTCGACAACTGATACAGATGGATCGATGTTAATTGTCAATCCAGACGCTTTCGGCTGGTACGAATCTCCAACCCTTCGTCTAACTTCTAACCAGATTCAAACTGGTCAAGTGGAAGTTATGTACTACGGATATGGAAGCTTCGTAAGCAAAGTTGGAGCTGGCGCTTTCAAAATTAATAAAGCGTAATAGCTAACTAATCATCGGTGGGGGTCGCTCCCGATCCCCATCGAGCCGTATCGAGAGGAAAGATATGCCAAGTATCATTACAGCCGCTCAATTAAGAGCCGTGCTTGGCGTATCTTCTTCTCTTTACAATGACGCTTACTTAGATGAAATAATCGGCTCAGCCGAAGGCGTAATTCTGCCAATGCTTACAGCTAATCAGGCGGCTATTGCTCAAGTTTATTTAACTTCTAACGTCGCTTATTATGTAACTCAACGTCCACACTATTTCGTCGCAGGTCAGACCGTGGTAGCTTCTGGAATAGTTCCAGCGACTTTTAATGGAACGATTACCGTAACGGATAGCATTACAGACCCTTATATTTTCTCAGCGGCCAAAACTAATGCGGATATAATTATTCGCGGCGTAATTCCTGCTGGCGTTGCTTACTTATCTGGCGCGGACGCTGCCACGCTTTACGCAAGCACAGACGCCGTAGAATCTGCCGTAACTATTGTTAGCGTCGAAATCTTCCAATCAATTACTGCCGCTGGCGGTCAAATTGAAGGCGTGGACTTTACGCCGTCGCCTTATCGAATGGGGCGTTCACTTATGAATCGCGTTATCGGATTACTTTCGCCTTACATTGATGTCGAGACTATGGCGATGTAATGCCAACGCCTACCACTATCGCAACAAATGTCCGTGGCACGTTAGCTACCGCTCTGGCTTCAGTCGCCGCTTCAGTTTACGGATCAGTTCCAGAATCTGTAATTCCGCCAGCCGTAATAATCATTCCAGCCGCGCCTTATCTTGAAAGTACCTTAATAAATGGTTCAGTAACTAAAGTTAAAATTAATTTTACCGTAACAGCCGCCGTCGCTTATTATTCAAATGCGGCTTCACTAGATAATTTAGAACAGTTAATAATTAGCATTCTCGGCGCTATGCCGTCGGGATACGTCGTGGGCGATGTAGATCGTCCAGCCGTTACTCAGGTGGGCGCAAGTCCATTACTCGTAGCCGATCTCGCGGTCAGCACTTACTACACGCAACAATCAATCTAAGGAGCAATAATGGCAACTACAATCGTAACGGGTCGCGATATAACCTTCACTCTCGCGACTGTTAATTACGACGCGCAGACCACTTCGGTAACGTTAGTTAATGCGCCAGTAATTGATACTTACCAGACACTTGATGGAAAAGCGTATAAGCACATTGACGATCAATGGACGCTAAATATCGAATTACTCGCCGACTGGGGCGCTACTTCTTCACTATTTGAAGCGATGTGGACTGCATTCACTTCTGCTCCAAATACAGCTTTAGCGTTTACTCTAGTCTCTGCTACTGGCGCTTCGTTCGCTGGTACAGCATTCCCAGTCGCTCCTACCGCTGGCGGAGCCGCTCCAGGCGCTCAGACAGATACTTGGGCGATGTTATGCGCTTCTACTCCAGTATTAACTATTACATACACTAAAAGAATCGGGAGCAACAATGAAACTAAATATCACGGTTACTACACAGGCTGGCGAGACGAATACTTATGTCGCTTCGCCGCCTGAGTGGGCTAAGTGGGAAGTTAAAACGGGTTACACGATAGGACAGGCTCAGGACAAAATCGGCATAGCCGATCTAATGTTCTTAGGCTGGCACGCTATGAAGCGCGAGGCTGGCGGTAAACCCGTCAAACCTTACGAAGCCTGGTGCGAAACTATCGCCGACATAACAGTCGGAGAAGCTGACCCAAAAGGCATAAGCCAGGAAGCATAGGAAGGCTTCTCGTAGAAGTCGCAGTCGCTACGGGAATTCCAATGAGTGAATGGCAGAGCGCAGAAGATTTATTAACGGCGGTCGAGATACTAGAAAGGCGCAACGATGACAGATGAAGCGTTCGCACTAGATAAAACTCAACTACGCGCCGTTATGAAGGCTTTTAAGGCGATGGACGAACAGGCTCAGACAGAAGCTAAGAATCAGACTGGGCAGATTTCAGACTTCGCTAGATCGCGGATTATTGATAAATCGCATTCTCTTAACACTTCTCGCGTTGCCGCTTCTCGAATTGCGGAAGGTTCAAAGGTTAAAAAGTCAAGCAAAATAGGCGAAATAACTTTTGGTTATATTGGTCAGAAATTTTCAGGCGGCGGAGATACTAAGCAACTCTGGGGCGGCTTTGAATTCGGTTCCAATAAATATAAACAGTTCCCTATCTGGTCAGGTAAAGAAGGTCGCGGCTCTCGCGGCTGGTTTATTTATCCGACACTTCGCGAGATTCAACCCGAAATAGTATCGCGCTGGACTGACGCATTCGGTCGCGTATTGAAGGAATGGTAATGGCTGAATCCAGAGCGTTAACGTTAAAGCTTCTCGCAGATATAAGCGACCTTACTAAGAATCTTGATAAGGGTACAAATGAAGTCGAAGGCTTCGGCGGTAAACTAGCCGACTTCGGAAAGAAGGCAGGTTTAGCATTCGCCGCCGCCGCCGCCGCCGCTGGGGCATACGCGATAAAGATAGGCGTCGATGGGGTTAAAGCCGCAATCGAAGATGAACAGGCGCAAGTCAAACTGGCTAAAGCTTTAGAGAATTCTACTGGCGCTACTCAGGATCAAATTAAAGCCGTTGAAGCCAATATCTTAAAAATGTCATTATCTTCGGGCGTCGCCGATGAACAGTTACGACCAGCCTTAGCACGGTTAGCACGTTCGACGGGCGATGTTGAAATCTCGCAAAAGCTACTTAATCAAGCTTTAGACATATCAATAGCTACTGGTAAACCAGTCGAAACAATAGCTAACGCTTTAGGTCGTGCCTATGATGGAAATACCGTGGCGCTTGGAAAACTGGGAATCGGATTATCAGCCGCTGAATTAAAGACTATGAGTTTTACCGATGTTCAAGGCAAGCTTTCAGAATTATTTGGTGGAGCCGCCGCCGCTAATGCAGAGACATTCGCTGGACGCCTTGCCATTCTTAAAGTTACTTTTGACGAAGCAAAAGAATCAGTCGGAGCAAAGCTATTACCTATTCTTCAACAGTTAGTTACTTACGTCGTCGATAATATAATTCCAGCTATAGGCAAGTTCGCTAAAATGTTTGATCCAGTAACTCAGGCTATTCAAGATAATAAAGCCGAACTATTAGCATTCGGTCAATTTATAGTTACTTATATTGTGCCAGTACTTTCAAAAGTTTTAGGCGGTGCGTTTACCGTTGTCGCCAATATCGCGAACGGTGTAATCGATACTATTGGCTTCGTCATTCGTGGAATCAACACTTTAATTCAGGGAGCCGTCGCAGGGATTAACGGGCTTATTGGCGCTTACAATTCCATTCCATTCTTACCTAATGTTGGCAAGATTACAGCGCCATCTATCAGCGTTCCAACGGTGTCTACAGCAGCTATAAACACTCCTAGCGTCTCTATTCCAACGGTTCCGATTCCTAATATATCTTCGCCAACTATTACTGGCACGGCTTCGGGTACTACCTTGCCGACTTCTATCGCAGCTTCTATGCCTAGTCAAAGCGCAGCTTCAATAGCCGCTGGAGCAGCTTCTTATAGAGCTGGCGAGCGCGGAGACACTTACGTCATAACTAATAACGTTAGCGGCGCACTCGATTCAGAAGGCACAGCCAGAGCAATCGTTAGCGTTATGAATGAATCATTTAATCGAGGTACTGGCGGCGCTGGCAACTTCTCCGTCGTAGCGCTCTAATGACAGTATTTACTCCAGTCTGGAGATTAAAGATTAACGGTGTCGAATACACCGATGTAACGCTTTCGACGATGACTATCGAATCTGGTCGGTCGGATATTTACCGTCAACCTGTCGCAGGTTACTGCTCGCTTAAATTGATTAACTTAAATGTAGATAACGTAGCGATAACTATTAACGATTCGTTAACTGTTGAAATTCAAGATTCAAGCGCTACTTATATTTCAATTTTTGGCGGATCAGTAGTAGAAGTAGGAATCGAAGTAATTACCGCTGGCTCAACTGCATACACGCAGACAGTTAATATAACTGCGCTGGGAGCTTTATCCCGATTACCTAAAGCTCTCACTAATGGCGTGCTAAGTAAGGATTACGACGGAAATCAGATTTACACAATTCTCAGCGACCTTCTATTAAATAACTGGGGCGAAGTTCCAGGCGCTCTTACCTGGGCTACTTATACGCCAGCGACCGAGGACTGGGCTAACGCGCAGAATTTAGGGCTTGGAGAAATTGACCGTCCAGGTAATTACGAATTAGCTTTAAGAACGTCCGAGCGAATCGATATGTATTCTCTTACTTCTGGTCTGGCTACTTCTGGACTTGGGTATCTCTACGAGACGGCGCAGGGGCAAATCGGGTATGCCGATAGTACTCATAGATCAGTTTATTTAGCTGCGAATGGTTATACCTATCTTTCAGCTAATGACGCTTTAGCACGCGGCTTAAAAGTTAGAACTAAAGTGGGAGACGTTAGAAATTCTATTTCGCTTAAATACGGAGCCGCTTCGGCTAACACCGTCAGCGTCGAGGATACCGATTCACAAGACCTTTACGGTTTATTAGGTCAGGTCATAACTACAACAATTCACGACTTAACTTTTGCAACTAACCAAGCTAACTTTTATCTAACACTTCGAGCCAATCCTCAAGCTTTATTCGATTCGATTACTTACCCGTTGACTAATCCAGAAATAGGAGACTTAGATCGCGACGCTCTGTTAAATGTATTTATGGGTCAACCCGTGAGCATTTCGGACTTGCCTAGCAATATGGGCGGAACGTTCTTAGGATTCGTGGAAGGTTGGCAATTTTCTACTTCATATAATCAAATTTCGGTTACTCTATTGGTATCTCCTATCGCCTATTCGTTGCAAGCGATGGCGTGGTTCCAAGTGAGTGTCGCTGAAAAGTGGAATACTTTATCCCCTACTATGGACTACGCGCACGCGCTAGCGGTCGCATAAGGAGCAGAAATGGCTAATCCAACTACTAACTTCGGCTGGGTAATGCCGACGACGACGTCGCTAGTTACCAATCTTCCAGCCGATTTCAACACTTTCGGTCAAGGCGTCGATACGTCAATGGCTGGTCTTTTAGGCGGAACTACTGGACAAATTCTTTCCAAAACTAGCGCAACTAATATGGCATTTACCTGGATCAATAATGACCAAGGCGACATAACTGGGGTTACCGCTGGAACTGGTATTTCAGGCGGTGGAACTTCGGGAACTGTAACCGTGTCAATCGATACAGCCGTAACCGCTGATCTAACTACTGCTCAAACTTTAACTAATAAAAAATTATCAGATTCTACAACCACAATCGTAGATGTAACTGACGCGACTAAAGCTGTTAAATTCGATGTAGGCGGTACAACGGCAATAACTGGAACAATAGCAACCAATTTCACTACTGCTAAAACTATTACAATTCCAGACGCTACCGACACTTTAGTAGGTCGCGCAACGACGGACACTCTTACAAATAAAACTTTAACTTCGCCAACATTAACTACGCCAACAATTAGCACGGCAACAACCAACGGCGATTTACTTTATGGCACAGGTTCAGGCGCATTAACTCGTCTAGGTATTGGCTCATCTGCTCAGGTGCTTACTGTCGCAAGCGGTGTGCCATCGTGGGCAACGCCAGCAAGCGGCGGCGGAATGACTTTAATTAACACAGGTGGTACGACATTAACTGGGTCAAGTGTAAGCATAAGTTCAATTCCTGCAACTTATAAAATGTTAATTCTTATGATAGACGCGGCAGGTACGGCGCAAGATGGAACAGTCATAAGATGTACATTCAACGCAGATTCTGCTTCAAGATACCGAACGCTTCAAATGGGTTTAGGCGATACAATTTCAACCTTCGCGCAAGCCTTTATCCAATTACAAATAAATATGGACGATACCGTTCAAAAAGGTTTTTCATATACGGTACTGCCTAATTACGCGTCCACAACTTCTTGGAAATTTGCTCAAATTTGGTCAATGTCCACAGATTATACAACTGATACAAGTTTTGGAATGGGTAACTATTCAGGATTTTATAATCAAACCACCGCAATTTCGAGCATAGAATTATTCCAAAATGGCGGATATAATTTCGATGCTGGAAAAGCCTATCTGTATGGAGTGAACTAATGGCTAAACCAATGATTAGATTATTCAACTGCGAAACTCAAGAAACAATAGATAGAGAAATGAATGATGACGAATACGCTTTACACTTGGCACGAATAGAAAATGATAAAAAAGAAGTGTTGGATAAGGCTAAAGTCTTCGCAGCCAAAGCCTCAGCACAGGGAAAACTTGCCGCGTTAGGATTAACTGAAGATGAAGTCGCAGCAATCATCGGAGCCTGACAAGTCCAGCACAGATATTGACTGGGCTGAGCAGAATCGACTTAATAAAGAATGGTTGGAGAATAATCCGAATGCTACTTATGGCGGTTGGGTTTCAATATGAATAACGAAATTCCACTAGGAACAGTCGCCAGGCTTATTCAAGTCGCGGCGGCTGAAGTGGGCTATATTGAAAAGCCAGAGAATCTCACAAAGTACGGCGAATTTATGAAAGCCGATGGCTTGCCGTGGTGCGGTTCATTCGTTAATTGGTGCTTTAGTCAAGCTGGAATCAAATTGCCGTCAATGGTGGCAACAGCCATCGGAGCGCATAG